GAATAGCACAACACCAACTGCATCTGTTTTTAGTGTGGGAACAAGCAGTTTAACAAGTCATTATACTAGAAAACATGTAGCCTACCTTTTCGCTACTTGTTCAGGTGTATCCAAGGTGGGGAGCTATACTGGAACAGGTTCTAGTCAAAACATAGATTGTGGATTTAGCAGTGGTGCTAGGTTTGTTCTTGTCAAACGACATGACGGAACAGACAGTTGGTACATTGCAGATAGCGTTAGAGGAATAAGCTCTGGTCAAACTGATAAAATAATTAAATTAAATAGCACTGACGCACAGTTTACAGAGTCAGATAACAGCGCAGACTATATTGCCCCACACGCATCTGGATTTAATGTACCTGCTAATAGTCCGCTTAATGGTAACGGTGATGACTTTATCTTTTATGCCATTGCTTAACAAATCAACTGACGAAAGGATAATCAACTAATGTCAGAATTTAGAGAAAGAACAACAGGCGAAGTAAAAAGCCAAGGGCAATGGAGAGCAGACTTTGCTCATATGTCTCTGCCTAGAGTGTGGACAAGTGGTGTGTGTGATGCTCTTAATGTTGACCCAGTATTAGCATCCCCTGCTGCTACAACCAGTGCATATCAAACAAGTGTGCGTGATGGTGTCGAGAAAGACAGTAAAGGTAACTGGGTAGAAAAATATGTAGCTAAAGATATGTTTGCCGATACCACTGACGAGGATGGTAAAAAGACTACGAAAGCAGAACATGAGGCTGCGTATCAGGCAACGCTAGATGCTAACACCGCTACATCAAACAGAGCAACTAGAGACAGCAAGCTTGCAGAGACAGATTGGCATGGCATGTCAGACGTTACAATGTCGAGCGAAATGACAACGTACCGCCAAGCATTGCGTGATTTACCTACTCATAAAAATTGGCCTAATCTTGAAGATGCCGATTGGCCTACTGCGCCTGAGTAATGGACCCAATATCTTGCGTAGCTCTAGCAACAGGTAGCTTTAAAGCCCTCAAAGCAGCAATCGGAGCAGGAAAAGATTTTCAAGAAATGACAGGACAGCTTTCCCAATGGGGCAAAGCTTTCTCTGACTTTACTAACTTAGAAGAAAGAGAAAAAAATCCTCCGTTCTGGAAGAAAACATTTAAAGGTTCTGATGAAGAAACTGCTTTAGAAATCTTTGCACATAAAAAGAAAATGGAACAAATGAGAAATGAAATCAAAGATCATATCTCTTGGACATACGGACCCAGTGCATGGAAAGAAGTATTACAGATAGAAGCGCAAATGCGTAAGAAAAGAAAGCAAGAGTTATATAGAAAACAGGAACAGATAGATGCAGCTATTAACTTTGGGATTGGTATTGTTATTTTTGTTATCGGTGGTGGTATCTTGTTCTGCGTTTTCTATTACCTCGGTAAATGGCAAGGTCGGTGGTAATGTGGGTACTTATTTGGCTGCAATTAATTAGCGGAACTTTTGATCACTACCATATCTCAAGTCATTCAAGTGAAGAGGCGTGTAAAGAAGGATTAAAAGAAGCTAAAGTTTTAGTCACAAGTACAAATAGTAAAGTGGTTTGTATAAAAATTGAACGGTGACAATTGCAGAATGGAAGGGAAGATACATAATCTATGACAATAAAGGTTATGTAATAATTATAACTAGGGACAAGCGAGTAGCTTACAAATACGCAAGGAAATATTATGGTAGCAATCACAGCTAATTATTTAGATGAACTAAAGATCTTACCACGCCTAGCATTTCTATGTCAGATTATTCTAACTTGGAAAGTTTGCCTTTGGTTTATGACACTTGAAGATCCGACAACGCAACAATCAGCATTTGTATCTTTAGTTACTGCTATGCTTTCTGCATCTTTTGCGTTATGGTTAGGCAAGGAAGCAAAGACAGATAGAGGTGGACACTATGCTCCAGACATTAATAGGTCCGATAACTGAACTAGCAGGAGGTTGGTTAAATGCCAAAACCCAAGCCCAACAAGCAAACGCGAAACTCAAACTCACCGAAGCCGAAGCCAAAGCCAAGATCCTCGTCTCCAAAGAAACCTCAGTCCAAGACTGGGAAAGGATTATGGCACAAGGTTCTCAGAATTCTTGGAAAGACGAGTGGTTAGTTTTATTATTCTCAATCCCACTAATCCTAGTGTTCACTGGTGAATGGGGTCGCACAGTCGTTGCAGAGGGGTTTACAGCACTGGAACAGATGCCTGAGTGGTATCAGTATACTTTAGGTGTTATCGTAGCCAGTAGCTTTGCTGTGCGCTCTGCGACAAAGTTCTTTAAGAAAGGTTAATCATGGTATTTAAATTATCAGACAGATCAATGAGCAAACTTAGAGGTGTGCATCCTGATTTAGTTAAGGTTGTAACTACAGCTATAACTCTAACTGATGTAGACTTTGGATGTATCTGTGGCTTGCGTACCGAAGAAGAACAAAAAGAACTTGTAGCTAAAGGCGCAAGTAAAACCATGAACAGCTTTCATCGAAGGCAAGCTGATGGATTCTCTCATGCTGTTGACCTCATGGCTTACGTTGGTTCTAGGGCATCATGGGAAGAAACACTTTACGATAACATAGCTGATGCAATGAAAAAAGCAGGGGATCAGCATGGTGTTAGTGTAACTTGGGGTGGTGCTTGGCAAGCAAGCCCAGATGTTCGATGGTTAAACATGAGGGATTGGCAAGGCACAATGGAAGAAGCATCATTAGCTTACATTGATCTTAGGCGTAGTCAGGGGAAGCGTCCTTTCTATGACGGTCCCCACTTTGAGTTGACCAGATAAATTTTTTTCCCATGGGGGTTTAGATAAACTAATTTTACTTCTGTCTTGCACAGACATCTTTCGTTTATAACCTAACCATTCTTTATCTTTCTTAGTCCACATCTGGTCGCTCCTTTGGTTTGACATCAAGTTGTTTTACTCCTGACATGAATGGTGTTCTTCTACAGTACATCATTATTTCTTTGCCGTAAGTATCAGCCAGTATATCATACAAACTATCTAATGCACCATCACCCATAGCGTCATAACATTCTTGTTGGCTTGGGAAGATAGCAGTAGTTGATACTGGTTCATCATCAACAACGTACTCAATAACAAGCAGTGTGTAAAATAATTTAAGCATTGTTTATCTTCCCAGTTTTCCACTCTTCATCTGTAAAATCATCTTTAAAAATTTCTCTCCAATCATTAGGAACAAATCCATTTGATACAAATTCTTGCATTGCATGATTTAAATGTGGTGCTACTTGTTTTATGTGTTTGCCTTCTTTGAGCTTAGTTAATTGATCCTCAGTAATATCTACCTCTATGGTGTGAGTTTTGTTTGACCAAGGACTTCTTCTTGTAATTTTCATAATTGCGTATTCCTTTTGCTTTGATTAAAATAATAAAGAGGACAGGTTTTTAGTTTTCCCCTGTCCTCACGATTAAATATGATAGCCTAGTTTTCTTAGCTTAGAAACAAAGAGTGTTAGATCTTCTCTTGCGTGAAAGTGTTTTATCTCTGCGTTTTTATCCTTGTCAGATTTAAATCTTTCTTCAGACCATCTTCTTTCTTGTTGCTTTAGATACTTGAGTTCAAACTGTTGAGCAGGAGATAGCCGTTTTCTTGTCACTGTTATATCTCCTTGCAAACTGAATGTTGTATCTCCAAGCTTCTGTTCTTAGCTGCCCCATGTCAATGTCAATCATCCGAGAAGCCTCGGTAATTGTAAGGTTAGCTTTGGCACAAGTTTCTATTAACCTCCGTTTCTCTTCCTTGTGCCGTTGTCTTAACTCAGGCCATGTTTCTTTAGAACGGTATTTTGTCATCTTTATCTCCACCAATACTTGGCGTTACTTGAAAAGAAATCATTTTATTACCGTTATGTTCTTTACGCCAACCTGCCATTCGCATTTTGTCTTTAGTTTCAGTCATTGTGTAATCATCTAGTGGCCCAGAGTAATTTGGTTTACCATCAGATGCTTCTGTATCTTCAAACATAATTGAGCAGCGTTGATACACTTCAATAATATTTTTACCATTCTTGGTTGTACCTGCAAGCATTACAATCTTTCGCTCATTGCCTTGCAGATCCATTTTACCAGAGAGAATAAACTTCTGATCTGGATACGGTGCAAACCCTGCGCCTTTATTTTTGTTGTCGTATTCTACCATCTTACAGGCTCCTTTGTTTAAGTTTTTGTATATTCTTTAAAATTTTTCTTGAACAAAATATTTCTATTTGCCAAGTTCTTCCACGACTAAGGTTTACAATCTCACCTATTTCTTTGTGAGTTTTATTTTGTGATCTTAGTTTAAATATTAACCAGTTTCTTTTTATGTGTTCTTTTGCGGCTCTATCTGGTTTATTTTTATCTTGTTTTATTGCCATTCTCATTGCATTTTGCCACATGTGATAAGGGTAGTTATTTATTATATGTTTTGCGTATTGTTCTTTTGGAACAGGCATTACCAATCACCTTTGTCTTTGTCGGTGTACTTGTTTCCATCGAACTCACCAAGAAATACATCAGCGTTGAAACCTAAGTGTGATAGTGCTTTAGTTAGCCCATCAGTCATAGCTTTCTTAGGTGCATCTTCATCTACCTTGCCGTTACGCATAAGAGATTTACAGCCAGAGACAGGACCAAATACTTTGTTTGGTGATCCGCTATGCCATACACTTACATTAGCTATAACAACTGTATCATCTGGTGAAAGGGTGTGAATAATTGTATCTACATGATAACCCCATCCTTCACCCACTGGTCCAAACTTTTGTGTTATTGATTTGATTTGATAGTGTGCATCTATAGCAGTAAATTTTCTTGCACCAAATTTTATTTCCTTAAGATACTTTGGGTCAGAAGTTGATACTCTATTCCATAGGTCTAAACTTTTTATCATGCTTTGCTCCTTACATTGATGCGAAGTGATCCACGTTTGTCTCTCTTCACAGTTAATTGGTCACAATAAACCTCACGTTCATCATCACCGACCATTCCTTTTAAGTTTTCTTTTGCAGTCTCGAACTGCTTGTGATCCCATTGTTTGTTGAGATATGTAACTGCATTATCCATAAACATATTGTCTGTACTGGCATCACGTTTAATCATTTCATCTACAGGTATTTTATCTATAGATAGATTAGGTTCATCTATACCTACTGGTTCTTCTCCACGTTCAACGTATCCCCAGAAATCCTTGATAATTGTTTTCATACCTTCAACATACTTTTCATCGTATCTTACTTTGGCATAGTCCCATCTGTTGTTACCAAAGATAACAGATAAGAAACATGCAGGTGACTCAGACAACATCATGTATAGCTGTATCTGTGGCATGTATTGTGTAAGCACATCTTCCATCTTGTTATTCTGAAACGTGTGCTTTGCCTCAATAATACTGCTACCTACCATCCCATCAATTGTACCCTTGTATGGCACACCAGATATTTTATTTTCAAATATCATTTGCTTTGAGTCTACAGTTTGATCTGTGTTTTCTTCAAACCATCTTAAATTAAACTCTTCAGTGTGAACACCAAGTTGTACTGCAAGTATGCTGCTCAAATCATCTGGTTCTTTTAGACCCATCTTGACTTGCCAAAGCTCATACCACTCAGCATTCATTATCTTAACGGCATCGCTGCCGCCAATAAAATTCTTTCTATCCATAACATTTGCTCCTTATATATGTATAGTTCTACTGCATCTACGCAGTAGGGTCAACATACTTTTTTATATCATCTATAGTTACAACACCACGCTCGAGCAGTTGTTCGCGTGATAA